AATTTATAGCAAAGATACTTGTTTTTAGTTCAGTATTTTTAGGATGCGACCTGTACGCTTATCCACTTTAGCCAACTTCATACGATAATTTGTTTCCTTTGACTGTACATACTTCGTGACTACGTGCGTTTCCTTGTCCTGTGATTTGATATTCTCAGGTTCGTACCTTGCGTGCGACTGCGCATTGATATACGCAAAGCCAATAGCAAAGATCGCATCATCATAATCGTAGCGAGTATCCGCAGCTTGGTATCTAGTTTGGCGGTGACTAGTCGAGCTCTTCAAATCTTTTTCAACGAAGGTCTTCAGCTGCTCCCAGATCCAGGGAACATCTATATTGATGCCGTAGGCATCAATCATTTCCTCCACTTTTGCAATAATCCTCGGTGCCGTGTTCGCTTTGTTGGAAATGCCGAACCATTTCCCACCATAAGTCTGAAAATATTCGGGCAACTGCGTATTTGCGGTGAACTTATTCTTAAATCCGTGTATCTCTTGGAAGTCTACGTGCATATCACCGATGTTATTCTCCACTAGCTCTTTTACACCACCTCTTTTTTGCTGATCGTAGTACAAACTTTGCAAAAGTACCTGTAGGTAAGTGTACTTAAACTTGCGATCCCTATGGAATACTACAGAAGAAACGGAATTAGTAAGTGAATCCCATATGGCGCTACACATCATGGAGTGACCTGTCTCTGAGTTGATGGGGTCAGTTCCTTGATACCAGCGATTCTTCCATATCTCACCGTTTGGTGGGTGATGTACAATCATTGCGGTGGTGGATACGTCTTCTCTGCCTGATGTATTGATCCATCTAGCGCCTGTAATGCGATATTCTGTGATTAGGTCGGGCGTAGGCTGCGACATATCCATAATAGGCTCGAAGTAACCGTACTCGATGGGCACATCTTTGCCGTATATCGTGCTTAATCTTTCGTTACAGTAATGAATCGGAACGAGCGTTCTTGCTTTTCGCAGGAACATATCGTCAATTGTGATAGGATAATGCTGGTGGAACTGAACTTTGGCAACTTCTCCCTTCTTGGTTCCTTCCAATGCAAGGTATGCCTTACGTTCGTTGTTGATGTGTTCGTCTGTGACACCTCTTCGTGCATAGGCGTTGAAGAATAATGGTATGATTCCATACTCGTAGTTTTTATCCCTCCACTGACTGAGTGCCATTTTGAACTCTGCCTCGAATACCGAGCCCCCTTTGTCCATTTCACCTCCTGTACCCCACGCTAAGAACTGCTGTTGCATGGTCATTTTGCCAGTTTCCGGGTTGTACTTAAATAAAGCAGGTCGACCTTCACGCATCATCTCACCGAATATGTCGAATAGACCGATCTCATCGATGAATACTGCCGATGGCGAACCCCCGTTGATTGCATCTACCTGAGGACTATCTACCTGAAAGCGAGATGCACCACCTTCGTCACGACCTTTCTTATCACCCTTCTTATCGAATGACATCACCTGATCTGTCCAGTTCTTTACGTCCTGAGCAATGTAGTCAGGAATCTTAGTGTAGGTCCACTTTACTTTATCTCGGAAGATCTCGACCCCTTTATCTTTGGAGTGGGTAACAAACTTTATAAAGTAGGACTTATTAAGGTTTACTCTCTTCATCCCCGCAAGACACATCGTAGTGGTAAAACCAATTTGTCGGGCTTTACCGATCATCATGGAGTATCCGCAGTCGAATAAAAATAGGAGTACTTTCTGTGCATCCCACGCCTGATAGCGCAGCATACCGTTTTCGGCTTTATCTTCTTTAATGAAACCGTACTTGTTACAGAAGTATAGTGTGTTGTCGTTACATTTCTGTATCTCTGTGGCCAGCCAGTTGTATTGATCTTCTTCGTTGTCGAAGTCGGTTAACATGGTATCATCCTGTAACCAGATTCTAGCTTGTTCGCAGTATAAATCGAAAGGCTTAAAACTTATCTTGTTCTGCCAGCCGCTGTTGATGCTATCAACCCAATCCACGAATGGCTTTGGGTAATCAAACTCAGCATGGCTAGGTTTCCAGTCTGTAGTAAGTATTGGCCTTCGAGCTATACCGTCTTTAGTTTGACGCATATAGCAAGTGGAATTAATAGTTCTTCATTCCTTTTTTCATCGCAGGCTTGGTAGATTTACCCTTAGGCATCTTTTCCATTTTAGCCTCGCCTTTAGCCATCGCTTTCTCAATAGCTTTTCCGATTTTCTTTTTCATCATTGGTTTCATAACAAGTAATTTAATTAATCACAATACTTTTTGTCTTTGGTATTCTTGAACATTAGCTTAAATCCAGGCTTACAAGCACAAGACATGTCTTCCTTAAGGCTATTAGGCGATGCCGGACGGCCTTCTACACGACCTTGTCCAAGGTAGCTTCCGTTCTTCTTAGGGTTAGATGCCCAGTACTTATCTCCTTTCATATCAATGTATTTGACACAAATATACAAATAATTGGGACAAAAAATAAGGGGGCTATTACACCCCCTTACGTCAAAACAACAGATAAACAAACAAAAAACAAGAGTTCAAATATAATAATTATAATGGAAACTTGATACTATCGATTAATTTTTCTGATCGATCAGTGTTATTTTTCTTGTCAACGATTCTTTTGGTGTCTATGATAAGTATTCTACTACCCACAGGTTTAACAGGTGCGCCACGTTCTACGTGCCAGCCTTTTGATCCATCGCCGAACTCCTCTTTGTAAGTACCGGTAATCATCATGTGGATTTGCTTTTGTCTGCTCGCCCATCCATACGTAGAGCTGTGCTCAATAGTATCTCTACCGACATTGGTGCATTTGTTCTCGTGGATATGCCCCATCGCAAACACCTCAAAGTCTTCATACATCTCTAGGGCACGGGTAAGGTTGATCTCGCCACGTGTAACAATTCCACCGCCTCCACTTCCATGGAAATATCGCACCTTGGTAGATACTCTATGGCTGGATCTAACAGCTTGATTGATTATAATCCATCCACCGTAACCTCCGGTCTGAACGTTAGTGTGGTTTTTGTAATTAAGCAGGTCAACAAAGCGCTGAAGTACATCTGTCTCATGGCATTTAAGTATTCCGGTTTCGTGGTTTCCGTATCCGATAACGGTAATTACG